TCCGAGTTTTTCTTGGCTTGCATTGCTAGGTAAACAAAAGCACCTGAAACAATGGCCGCGCCTATCTCGGTCAATTTACAAATAAAAGAACTAGTATCAGAATAGGACATATTTGCTACGTCGCCGTAATGGATGAACAAGAAGAAAAAGAAGGTTCTAGCCTGATTGGAAATTGTGTTTCACTTTTGGTTCTTTGTTGGTCTTTAGCCGTGATTTCTTGGAGCTATTTCGGTAATGGTATTAGGCAAATAGATACAACCTTCGCCGCCGGAATTTTGAGTACGGTTTTATCTTCTTATGGACTAACCGTTAAAAAACCAGGTGCTAATAGTAAAAACAACAACGGAAATAAAAATAGACAAGATCCTATAACTAGTAAAGATATTGACAACGTTACAGGCCGCTTAAAAAAATGAAAAACTCTCTTTTTTTCCTCGCTGCTTTCCTCGTAGCAACTCCGGCGCGGAGTGATATAACTCATACAATTCAATCGAGCGCCTCTATCACTGTTGCAGCTCCCGCTTCTACCGTAACCCGTCAAGGTAATTCGTATTCAATTAGTGGCTCAGGAGTTGATGTAGCCGTAGGTGACGACACGAACGAGCTAGGCGGTCTTGGGGCGGTCACTAATGGGGTTAATGCCTATTCAGCCGTTACAGCGTCACAAAGCACAGAAGGCCAAGATTTTAGTTTTCAAATGTCGCATACCGCAGGCGATACTACAGAAAACAGTATTACTGTTGGTGAGATACCAGCCTATTCCAACGTAACTTCTACTTCTGTCGGAAGTGCCGGAACAGGAACTATAGGAGTAGGTAGAGATGGAGCTTTGACCCTCAGTCCGGGCAACGCGACTGGTACAACTATTACTGGGCAGCATACAACTTCTTTATTTGTGGATTGATGAAACGCTTATGGTTTTTATTTTTCTTCTATGCAACGCCTAGTCTCGCTAATCCTATTGGTGGCTTCACTACTGGGACTATGTCGAGTACTACTGTTTCATCATCTTCTACTATTGAGACAATCGTTTCAAAAGACTATAATACGGGATTTTCTTACACCGTTTCAGGTTCAGGCATTACGCACGACGGCGGAAATATGTCGATGGATGCGGTGGAAATCTCAGGAACAACGGACGGGGTAAGTTATAAATGGACAGGACAAGATTTCACAACAAAACCAAACTGGGCACTAACAAACCCAACGTCAGGCGACGCTTTTCAATTTGTGGAAAGTTACAGCGCACCAGGGCTTTCCAACGTCACTTCTTTGACCCGCGAGCAAAATACGCAAACTACTACCACCTCAACGTCAATTTTTACAAAATAGCGGCATTAATATTTTTATTCCCTTCACAAGTATTAGCTAATGCAGTAAGTCAATCAAACAACGGGTCAGTCTCAAATATCGCAATTCAACAAACAACAGGCAACATGACGACGAATAGTTATGGGCCTCAACAGATTCAATGTCAAGGCGCAACGATGGCCTTACAACCTTATACGCAATTCGGGGTGAATTATATGAAACCTTTTAATCATTCCTATGAAACCCCGGTTTATGATCCAACCGATTTAGTTGGAGACTTTGACGACGAGGGGAACGAAATAGGCGATGGGGTTCCTGATAATCCAGGTGATATTTTATATATGCAAAGAAACTATTCAGGAACAAATAAAGATGCTTATTCTTTAAATAGTGGGATCACTTTAAGCTTTATTGTTCCACTTGATCGGCGCTTTCAAGATGCTTGTTTGAGGGCTGCTAATAAACAAATAGAGCTAACAAATCAAAAACTATTAAACCTTGAAATGGATTGGCACATCGCACGTTACAAGAATTGTGCGGAGCTACTTTCGAAAGGTTTTCGGCTAAAAGAATCAAGCCCTTATTATTCAATTTGTAAAGATATTGAAATTATAGAAAAACCAAATCAAATCTTAAAACACACTCACCCAATCATTCCTTCTTCTTCTTCGAAGTAAGTTTTTTAAATAAATTTTTAACGGCTGGTTTTATAAGGTTAAGTAATAGTGGAGCACTGGCAGCGACCAAAGCAATAGAAGCAGTAGAAACGGCAGTAGGTAAACTTGGAAAGTAAGTGTCGATAAATTTGACTGGTTCATAAAGCGTTATGCAGTCTTTCCCATTGTCGCTAAGTTCCCACCCGACAACACGCTCTAATCGTAAATCATTTCTAAAATCGCCTTTTTTTTGATCTTTAGGCCCAGGACAAGGAACAAACACATCATCTTTTTTTTCTTTCTTTGGAATCTTTGGCTGTTCCGCTTTAAACTCAGGCGGTTTGTTTTCTGATTTTTTTTCTTCTTTATCGTTTGAATAAATTATTTTTGCAGGGTTATATTCAGGCGCTTTTATTGTTGGTAAGGGGCCGTTAGCACATACCCAGTAAGCACCTCCGGGGTCGTCTTCAATAATCTGTGTATTAGTCGGCCTAGCGTCGCGATGTTGTTTATAGCAGCCAGGCAAAAGGATTGATGGAGATGGAAACCCTAAAGCCTGACTGGGTGGAATATCTATTATTTTTATTGTTGGTATTGATTTAATTCTTATATCTGGTATCTCAGTCATTTAGGAATCCGATCCATAAAATGCTTATACATTGCGAACGCACAAGTGCAATAAATAACAATCGCAATAAAACAAGTAATAACAGGAATCATTTTATAAAGGCAAACCAATCCCAGTAGTTTTAGGTAATTGCTTTTGTATTTGATTAGGCATTGCTTTTTTTAGATCTCCCATAATTGCATTTTTTATTTTGGCCTGACCTTGAGGGCTAGTCACATATTTATAACCAAAGAACCCCCCGCCAATAATCCCAACAGATAACAAGAAATTAAATAAAATTATCGCGTCTAAGATTTTCCTGGTCATTGTTTTGTTTTTTTGCTTTTTGAATTAATTGTCTTTCTTTCAAACGAATTAAAGCCTCTTTGATTGCTTCGGCTTGCAAAGAATTTGCCCATATTAAAAGGGGAGAACATTTTCGGTTGATACAGGAACTTTTGGTATTTCTGGAACAGGTATCAGCTTTGTAATTTGATTTGTCAAATAAGCTTTTGCTTTAGCTTGGTTGGTTGGGTTCTTAGCGTAGAAATAAAGACCCGCGCCACCTGCTAGCACTCCCACTATAAAGACAGAATTAGCAATAACTAGAACATTAATAACTTTTTTCATAGCTTTAAACGTTGCTACGCCTCAATAGTAACTATAATTCAAGTAAAAAGTATGTTTGACGATATATGGAAAGAAGCCATACTTAAGGCCGCGCCAATCATGGTTCTAGTTGTAGCTTTTTTGACAGTGGCTTTATTGCCTGCGTATTTAATGACAGGGATATTAGTTAAACAACAAAGTCAACAAGAAATAGACCTAGCTAGACAAGTTCATTAAGACCAAGGAACACCAACTTTTTCAGTGGGAGTATTAATTAAATCAATTTCAGCTTTTAGCCTGTTTTCAATTGCCGTAACTTCTGTTGCTCCAACTGCGGCTTTTACCCATTCCAAGCATTTAGCTTTAGTTACGCTATTAAAAGCAATAAAATCACTTGGCAAAGAAGAAGGTTTTGTTAATGTGATTTTTCCGGTTGCTCTTGCTTTCTCTTCGCTTCCGTCCATCCCCACAACTCTATAGACAATGGTGGAAATAAAACCGTCAGAAACGTCTGAAATCATGTTGCTTTCGTTAATTTCCCATGTATAGGAGTAAGCCATTTTAAAAACCTTTTGTAATTAGTTTAATACTTTTAAGTAGTAGAGGTACTAATAAGTTTTTCAAGCACTTTCAAAGCACCTTGGTCTTCCAAAATTGGCTGTGTTAAAGCTTGCCCCTTTTCTTGTAGTTGTTTGATTTTAGCTTGTATTTCTTGAACTTTACCAATATTAGAATCAAGCCTAGCTTTTACTTTTGCTAGTTCCTCTTGAGGCGTTAACATTTTTGTTTAATATGTTCACGTAGCATAGGGTCAACTCTAATTATTGACAAGAGGGTTTATTATTTAGCTTCTAATACAGCTATTTTTTCAGATAGTTCTTGAATTGCCTTAATACATAACGAAACCATATTTGCATAACGTAAAGCGTCTGGTTGGTTATCACTGTTGTAATCAACAAATTCAGTTAAACCTGCGTCATGTACTTCCTCAGCAATTAGCCCGCCAAAGATAGTATCTCCATCGTTGTTACCTTTGTACGTAACTGACCTAAGTTTGTTTAAATCAGCTAAACCATGCGTTGCATCTTCAATAGTATTTTTATACCGTCTTGATGATGTATCTCTTTGCAATAATCCATTAGATTGGACTCGTACATTTGCGCCTCCACTAGTTGTGTTGTCATATATTCTTTGAACAAAAAAATCGCCGCTAGTATCAAAATAACCTACGTTAGAATTGTCATTTTTTTGGAATTTTAAAGAACCAACAGTATGGTTATATCTAATCCGACAGTCGGTTGAATCGTGCCATATAGTAAAGTCATTTCCTGCGCCCCAATAATGAGCTTCACCGTCTCCTTGATATAAGTGACCGTCAACATTGCAACCATCGCTTAGGGTGGAGAATTTCTTACTGTTGTCAAAATATAACTCAGTTGTTCCGTTGCCAGTCGCTAATATAGTATTTTCCCAACTTCCAGAAGTATGATTCTGTAAATGGAAGTTTCCATTAGTATTTGAAAGTATTCTCCATTTATCAGCATTATCATCACCTTCATCTGCATATAGTTCTAATTGTGCAAGACCACCTTCAGGGCCATAAAGAGTTATTCCATTCGTATTTGTGGAAAAACATCTAAAATTATTTTGATAGAGCTCTACAGCCCCGTTTTCAAAAGCACCTATCATTGATTCGCCTGTTGTACTTCTAAAGCGAATCGTCGAACCTTTTAAACGTAAATCTCCCGTTCCAGTATCTTCGACGTACGAGTGATTTCCGTCATGGTAGATAGCTAAATCTCCCGCCCCAAAAGTACATTTTGCATTGTCTGCGAACTCTAGAGCACCATCTGACTTGTCCCAAACTGCATTTTTTGAACTATCACCAACAAAAGTTACATCTTCATTAAAATTACTTGCTGCATCAACATCAATTCCACCTGCCAACGTGAATAACGAAATCCACGCATTATTAGCGCTATTTCTTATTTTTAATATGTTTGTATTTGTATCAGCCCAAAATTGATAGGCAACTTTTCCTGAACTCGGTTCAGTACTTCCTGAATGATTAGACCATAAGGCGGCATATTGTCCGTTAATGTCACTTCTTACAGCCGAGCCTGTACCGTTTGCAACGACTCCATCAGCTTGTGCCATTTTCTAACTCATACGTATCATTAGCGTTATTCTATACTGCTTTACCGTAACCTACCGCCGTCCAAGTGAAATTTCTATCAACTGCGGCATTGCTTGAATTTTTAAAGGTCACAACAAAAGAACTACCTGTTACCGTTCCCATTTCGATGTAGTCACCGCTTGCAAGATTATTAGCGTTAATACCAATCGAAGGCAAATAAGCATTCGTTCCACCTAAACTACCTGTTCCAGTAAAGAAGTCTTTAGCAAAATTAATTGTTTTACTACCTGCCCCAGATGCAACCGCGCCGGTGCTTTGTTCTTGTCTCCTTTGAAGTGTGGCCGTATACCCCAATTCATCAATCAGAATATTTTCATCTGTGTTTGTGCTTGTCAAAATCGTTTTGAAGTCAAATCCTCGACCTGTAAATGTTCCATTAATGAACTCTTTCCAACCTGACCAACTAGCACCGCCGGAAGCCGGATCATCATCAGTTGATCTTAAATATAATTTTGCATCTACATTTAATATTTCCCCACCGTCCCAATCTGCAATGTCATCAACGTCTATTACATCATCAAATTGATCAGAGGGGAAATAAGCCCTAGTGACAAAATGACGTTTTAAATCAAGAGAAAACTTACCGCCTAAGTCTAATTTGTCAGCAAAAGTATATGTTCCCTCATCATCAACCGCCCCGGAAATATCAAAATCAGCCATTGCGTCAACATCAGCAACAGTATCAAATAAAATTGTCCCTTGAAGAGTTAAACCATCCAACTCTAAATCGTAATAAGTATCTGAATTAGTCCCTTGGAATGGTGGGGTGTCGCCGTCTTCTCTTCTTGTTTGAACAGCTAAAGCGCCAATCGGATCGGGCAGGTCAATAACAATCGAAGTGGCGCTTGATATTCTGCCGCCTGAGTCTTCAAAGGCTAAAAATATTTCACCTTCTACCATTGGTATCGTTGCTTCTGTTTGACTTCCAGCTTTTGCAGCAATAAGCGTTACAGCATTAGAAAAAGTTGCTGTTCCATCTGTTTTATTGGAATGCCTGAACACGCAACGTCCACCCAGCTTGACGTCTAATTCTGTTGTTTGATCCCATGTCAAACGGCCTGTATTGCTGTTTATTGCCTCAAAGAAAAGATTAGTTGGTGCGCTTGGTACTGTTGTTTTTCCTATCGCTGTATAAATTATTTCACTAGCAACATTAGAAGAAATTCCGGCGCCACTGATTGAAAATACTCTTATTTCATAATCACCCGAAGTTGTATCAAGAATTTCAAAATCTGGTCTAGAAAAAAGATCAGTTGAAACAAAATTATCGCTTTCTTTTCTCCATTGAACCCTGTAATAACTAGCCCTTTGCACTGACTGCCAACTAACAATAATTTTTACTTTTGCTTGATTATTTTCTTCATAGAATTGCTCTGTTGCAGATAAATCGCCGGGAGCATCAGGAGGTGTATTTAATACACTAGTTTTTCTTGTTGGAAGTTCTGAACCATCTTCTACATAAGCGTATTTTCCAGAGTTATAGGGGAGCGCTGTAACAACATAATTAACGCCCTCTTCTTCTGTAATTGTTAAAACTCTCCATTGGGTTGTTTTTACTGTGTCATTTTGCAATATCCAAACTGAATTACTATTTGGCGCAGAACTAAAAGCAGAACTAACAGTTATCTCTGCGCCTGATATGCCACTAACTGTTTTTGTTTCAACGGAACCATCAGAAAGAACAACGGAAAGCGTAGGGTCATCTGTTGTTGGTAAATTTGTTTCTTCTGTATCGTCTACGGTTATAACTGTTGTCGTTGCTGATTTAATTAAGCCACCGCGCCGCACTCCAGCCCTGACAGGATCACTAATCTCTATCACTGCGCCTGGTCTAATTAATACGCCTGCTGATAATCCAATTGAAAAAGTGACAATTTCAGATTCATTTTGTTCTGTATAAAGAAGCCAACGACCTAAACGCGCCGCCTGATTTCGTGATGTGCAAAAAAGGCTTTTTACCTGTTTAACAACTGATCCATATTTTGTTTGGGCTGCTGAATCTACTATTTCCTCATAATCTATTTCTTGCGTTTCCATGTCGAAATAACCGCAATTAACAACGGTATGACGACTTTTTAATGATGAGCCTGAATAAGTAAAGCCACCTTCTCCCACGTTGGCGAGCGTGAACAAATAGCTTGCGTCTTTTGGTGCATCCTGTGAAATCGTTAAAGCGCCCGCACTCCAAAAGGGCATACAACGACAAACACTGGCGAGATCATTAATTAATCGGTATGCGTCTACTTGTTGCTGAACAACTCCATTGATTGCGAACCTTGGCTCGGTTCCTCCATTGCCATCATCAACACTTGCCCCGCAATATTGCGAAACAGCATAAAAATCATATTTAGAAAGTTGACTCGCTGAGATATGAGCGCCACAGCCCCAACGAGTATTAACTAATAATTCATGGAGTATCCACGCGGGGTCTGTTGTCCATTCGGGGTCTGTTTTAAATGATCCGTTCCAGCTTCCCGAATAACTAATGGCTCCTGTAGTTGAATCAACTGTCCCATTTGACGGTATTGGAATTTTTAATCCACGAAGACGATATGAACGAGCTGGAGTTTGTGGGAATTGCTCGGAGTCAAAGCGCAAAGCTACATGAGCCGTATTTGCGTATGCTCGTTGTTCAAATAAAATTTCGGTATAAGCTGACCAATTGAACGCATCAAATTTTTTGGGGTCGGTATTATCTGCCGCTGTTCTTTTTACTGTGACTGTTAAAGGATGAACAAGAGAACCTTCATTAAAACTTATTAAATAGTCTTTGAAATATGCGCTTGCAGTTCTACCAGTAATCGCATCATCACTAATTGGAGTTTTTACAGTTCCATTGTTATCTGTTATTTGAATTGTGACATAAGTAGTTAAACCTGAAATACTTCCATCATCTTCAAATTTTTGTAATCTTGGTACACCAATTGTGACCCTAACAGCATCAATATTACTTGTTAACGTTCTTGAAACAGATGAGGAATAAGTAACAGCAGTATTAACACTATATTCAGTTTCTATATTATTTATACCGCCTATATATGTTTGATTAGATGTTCCAAAACGCGGGGTAAATTCTACATCCTTGAAGTTATAATCTGTATCTTGTAAATTAGTTACATCAGCCGAAGATTTAAGGATTTGAGTTTTATTTAAGTAAACATCTTTTAACGCGGCTAAATTATAATTATTTGTTCCTTTTGTATAAGATGATGCACTTGGAAAACCTTCAATTTCCCCTTCTCCTAAGACTTCAACAAAGGTTGCAAACTGCTTAGAGCCGAGTACCTCTTTCGGTAAGGTTGG